TCAAATTTATCAATCGTATTATCTTTCTTATTATTCGTAACGTGTGTATAGATATTAGCAGTAGTCTGTATATCTCCATGTCCTAATCTGTCCTGTATGTCTTTTAAGTCCGCTCCTGCTTCTGCTAATAACGACGCGTGAGTGTGCCTAAATCCATGAGGAGTGATTCTAGGGAAGTTAGTTCCTTCTAGTATCTGATTCAACCAGTACACGGCTGTATTGGACGAATAGAACGAGTTATTGCGGTTCTGAAATACATACTTTTCATTTCCGGATAATTCTTTCCACTCATTCAGCAATCGCTCTAGGCTTCCATTTATCCGTATTGTACGCATTCCGTTCTTTGTCTTGGTCTGTGATATATATTTATCTTCAAACGAGCGTGCTACCGTCTTATTTACGCAAATAGAATGGTTTTTAAAGTCTATATCATTCCAAGTGAGGGCAAATGCTTCTCCACATCGTAATCCAGTATAGCTAAGGAGATAAAAGAACGTATGCACTTCTTTATACGGCTCGATGTAATCAAGAAATTGTATTAGAGTGTCACGATCATAATATTTCAACTTATCGTCTTTAAAATCATCAGATTTTGGTAAGTCAACCAAGCTCATAGGATTCTTTTCAATAAGATTCAACTTCTGAGCATACTTAAATATCATTTGAGCGTATATCTTATAGGACTGAGTACTCTTAGGATAGTTCATATACCATCGATTCACTTGAGCCTGGCAATCTTGAATGGTAATTGTATCGATGTAGAAATCACCAAACGCAGGCAGTATGTGTTTTTTGAAATAAGTCACAGTCGCTTGAAACGTGCTAGGTCTCACGCGTTTCTGATACGTTACAACCCACTCGTTGTATAGCTCTCTATACGTGAACTTTTGTTTAACAACCAATCCAGTATCCATCAACTCAACTTCTAGCCGTTGAAGTGCAGTAGTTGCAGCTAAGACCGATTCAAATCCACGTCTAGTAGTATACTGCTTTTTACCTGTCTTAGGGTTAGTGCCACAATAGATTTTAAATTGATAATAGACTTGCCCGTCTTTTTTCTTATAAGGCTTGATTCTATCATCGATTCTTTTCCTAGCCATTCTTTACCATCCTTTCTGTTTATGGTAAAATAGGGCATAACAAATAGCCCTAAATTAGGGTAAATTTTGAACTCACCACACTCTATCCGCCAAGATTGATAGTGTGGTGTTTTATTTTAATATAATAAGCACTATTTCAACCCTAAAAGTTTAAAAATATCAAACGTTGTCTTACGATACACTTTGTTATATAGCGCTTTTTTAGGATTTCTAAATAATCCAATACCTTTTTTCCCATACCCTGGAATAACAGCTTTCTTAATCTGTCTCTTCCATTTAGAAGTAGTGCGAGCTTTAATCATCTTTTTCAAACTAGGCGTTCTTAAACCAAATTTCATTAACAGCACTCCCTTTTTAGATTAATACCTTACCGATAACTGAAACTTTATTCGCATCCACAATAATATCATCATATTTAGAATTTTCTGATTTTAAAATAATGTTTTCACCGTCTCTAAATAAGTATTTACATGTAACCCCTTCATCTTCAACTCGAACTATAGCAATCTCTCCATCTTCAACAGTCGGTTGATATCTTAAATATACTTCAGAACCTTTCTTGATGAGAGGTTCCATTGAATCACCTGTAATTAGAACCAATTCATTCGCACCATTTGGAACGATAGAAGAGGGGAGTACTCCCATTTCTGCATCTACATCATCCACATGAATCATAGAGCCTGCAGCAGATTGACGACCACGAACGAGGTAAACCACTTTATCTTCTTGGATTCCATTTTGTTTGTCTAATTGACGTGAAGCGTAGTCGTATACTTTAGATTGTCTCTTTGATTCTAGTTTATTGTATACATTCAGTAACTCGTTTTGAGTTTTGCTTCTATCTGAAGCTATAGTTTGAATGCCCAGAAGATATTCAGGACTTACTCCAAGAACATCAGAAAATAAATTTATCTTATTAATTGGTAATTGTCTGCTTTTATTAAAATATCTTGATATGGATGATTTAGGCAAGTTCAATTTTCTAGCGAACTCACTCAAGCTCCATCCTTTTTGATTGCATAAGTCGATAATAATATCAACGATTTCGGAATTAGTTCTCATGATTTTAAAGCTCCTCCTTCTGCTTTATTTATGCGAATATTATAACACGAATGTTCCCAAAAAGAAACATTTTTTATTTTTTTTAATTTTAAGTGTTGACAAATGGGAACGGTAGTGATATTATTAGGTCACGGTTAAGAAATTAGTCGTACAAAACACATAAAGCGATTATACAAATGCAACATACATTGAAGGAGGTGATGAGAGTTTGAAAAAGTTCCTATTTAACCCTAGCCGTTTGAAAGCTGAACGAATTGCAAGAAATCTCTCTCAAGAAGAAGTGGCAATGAAATTAGGCAAAAATCGAACTTGGTTGGCAAAAAGAGAGAATGGGAATGTAGACGTCGGTGCTGATGATTTAGCAGCTATTGCGACGGTATTAAAAGTTGATGACTTGTCAATTTTTTTTACATAAAACGTTCCCGAAAAGCAACGATTTAAGAAAGAAGTGAATTAAATGCTAAAAAAACTTCGCCAAGAACGTGGTTTAACTCACGAACAATTGGCGAAAAAATTGGGGATCAGTAAATCGTATTACGTGAAAATCGAAAATGATTTTATGAAACCTAGTTACAAAGTGTTGAAGAAGTTAAAAGACTTTTACGGAGAGGATATTAATTTGAATGAACTTTTTAAATAAAAAAAACGCGTCTTATCCGCTATATAAGACACGCTACGGAAATTGTTCTGCTCAAGTTAATAGCGGCAACCAACAACACTTCGCCAGTATCGCCCCTGGCACTGTAGTTGAAATAGATTTTGATTCTCGATTTTAGAGACTAGCTTTTCCGCCATTTTCTCAACGGCAGCTAATTTATTGTTCTGTTTGGTCGTATAGCTAAGACGACCGAAAAAGCTAACTCCCCCTATTGAACCCTGCTAGCCAGGTGTGGTAGGCAAAAGGTAAACCTACAAATGAATCCAAATTCTACTGAGACACAGTACCTTTCAAAAATTCTGATAATAATGTTGTCATTATCATCATCCTTTCCACCTACTAGGATTTCAGAAGAAGTAGGTAAGGATATTATAACATTAGTTTCATAAATAGGGAACGAATATTTTTAAAAAGGAGGTGAAATAGTGAATTTATTAAGCGCAGATTTCGAAACAACTCTCAATTCCAAGGTTGTTGAAATCGTAGCGAATGCGATAGAACGATTGCCAACGAATAACACTCAACAAAGATACTTAAACAAGAAACAAGCGAAAGCATATATCGGAGGAATCGACGATAGAGATTTCGATGAGTGTGTATCGATGGGGTTGAAGCAAATCGTAATTAAGAGACCAAGCGGAAGCGCAACAATTCGATACGATGCCAGGGATTTAGATGAGTTCATGGCTAAATACAAAATTTAAGGAGGACAGCATGACGCGAGTTGAAATTTCAAAAGCGAGAAAGCTAAAAAGAAAAGATTTTAACAGAAACTTTCTCAAAAAATATTGCAAGTTTCTAGGTTACACAACATTGGTAATTCTTGGAGCGATTGCATGGATCCATTTATTAGTTGGAGCTGTTAACCAACAAGCAAACAAAGTAAATCTGATTATGAACAATGAATATATCGAACCTGATTTTCAGGATACGTGGAAAGAAAGAGGAAAATAAAATGATTGAACTAATTCAGGGTAATGTATTCAGAAATAGAGTGGTTATTGGTAGTTACAAAGACATTGGAGATAACGAGTATAACGTTTATTTGATTGATAAAGGGGGGTTAAAAACTAAGTATCAAGTACGAGGTTTTGACAATATCTATCAAGTGATTATAGACCACTGGTGGGACTATAAAGACGAAAATAGCCAGCGCGGGAACGCTGACTAACTAAACAAGGTGTGATATTCGATGATTAGTTTTGAAATGAATATGTTCGAGCCAAACGAATACGATGTAATGGTTGGAAGTGAACTAAGAGGGGAAATAAGATTCATCGAGGAAAAGTATCGATTGATTGTGTTTCTCGGTAATTACAAAAGCAGCAGTACTCATTCAACATTAGAAGGCGCATACGATACTGCAAGAGAACTGCTTGATAAATAATAGATGAAAGAGGTTATTAAAATGGGATTTATATCTAAAAACAAAACAGGGACAAAACATTAAGGAACTTCGTTTAACTCTTGGAGAAACTCAGAAGCAGTTTGCCACTAGATTTAACGTTGTCAAAGAGACTGTAGGTCAGTGGGAACGAGGAAGATGTAGTCCATCAGCAAATAAAATGGGAAAGATGACACAGTTGTATAAACAAACGTTTTCGGACATATCATCTTTTGAGAAATTACAAAAACCTACCAATTCTGAAAAAATAGACAAATCTAAAATTTTAGAATTATTAGTACGTGAACTAAATCCATTAGAACAATACAGTTCAAAGGAATTACTTGAAGAATTGACAAGAAGAGCATCAAAAAAAGACGACTTATAAAAGCCGCCATACAAATATTAACTAAAGTTATTATAACACGTTGGAAGGGGATATTCAATGAGTCGGTTATTAATTAACGAACCACCTTTACAAGTGCTGCCATCGCTTGCTAAAGAAATCGGCTTAAATGAGGCGATTATGCTCCAACAAATGCATTATTGGTTACTTAAGAGTGCTAATGAATTTACAGGAGTTAAGTGGTTTTATAAGACGCTTGAAGAGTGGCAAACAGAGTTTCCTTTTTGGTCAGCAATGACAATTAGACGAACTCTAGGCAGTTTAGAAAAACAAAAAATCATAAAAATAGGCAATTTTAATAAAAAGAAATTTGACAAAACAAAATGGTACACAATCGACTATCAACGAGTGAACAGACGATGTGTTCAAAATGAACAGACGATGTGTTCAAATAGAACAGATGGATGTGTTCAATTTGAACAGACCTATACCAGAGAATACACAGAGACTACTACAGAGAATAATGTCACCGAGGAGAAACCGCTCAAGGTTGTATGGACTGAGGAGACTAAACACATCATTGATTATCTAAATAAGCGAACAGGTAAGAAGTACTCTGTTAAGACTAAAAAGACAGCACAGCTAATCCACAAGCTGCTAGATAATGGCTTCACAGTTGAAGACTTTGAGAGAGTTATTGACATCAAGTGTAAGCAATGGCTAAACAACGATAAGATGAATCAATATCTCAGACCACGAACACTATTTAGCGAGAAGTTCGAGGACTACTTAAACGAGGCACCAGCTAGAGTGAATAGAAATGTATCGTCTGGACAATCTGTTGAAGACAAGATGAGAGACTTATACGGACAGAATTGGCAGGGTTGGCAATGAACAATTACGAGTTAGAAAAATCAATCATATCTGCAATCCTACAAGATTTCGATAAAGCTCAATCAACGTATCTGCAAGCTGAATGGTTCACAGATAACAATTTTAAAACGATCTTTGAAATTTTAAATAACAACGGTAGTCGTTTAGATGGATTGATGGAGCTGTTCGCTAAGGTTAGAACAGAAATGAAGGAAAATTCCATTGGATATGAGTATCTACTAGCATTACAGCAAGAGAACGCAACAACATCCGGATTAGATTATCTTGCTAACCAGCTACATCGTGAATACTTGAGAGCCAAACTCGAAAAGGTTAAAGCTGAACACACAGCATTTCCAACTAAGCAACTAGAAGCAGAAATGCTTGAATTGTTAAATGCGATTTCTAAGCTATCAAGAAAACGAAACGTCGGAGACTTATCAGAAACGTTTGAACAATTCGAGTATGAACTTGAACACGATATCGAAGACGGGATAAAGACATTTAGTGGATTAGACGCGGCTTTAGGCGGGGGCATCGGTCCTGGAATGCTAGTGACGGTTGGAGCTAGACCTTCAGTCGGAAAGAGTGCCTGGACAATCAATCTAATCGATAGAGCGCTACAGAGAAACGAAGGGTTAAGAGTAGACCTGTTTAGTCTTGAGATGAGCAAAAAAGAAGTGTTCTCACGATTCGTTTCAAAAATGACTACGTTAAACACGTACTACCTGCGAAAAATGAATAAAATGCTAAAGCCTGTAGATAAAGAACTAGTGAGAGCGACTATTGAGTATTTCAAGCAGAAAGACTTGAAAGTATATGACACGGTATCTGAACTCAATCACATTCTTGGAATTATTAAAGAACGTGCTGCAGGTCAAGCACCAGGTAAATATTTAGCAGTCATCGATTATGTCGGTTTAATCAAGGTTAACAACAATCGTGATAGAAGGTTACAAATCGAGCAGATTACAAGGGAATTGAAGAACCTTGCTAACGAACATCAAGTACCTATCGTTATCTTATCGCAGTTATCTCGTGGAGTTGAACAGCGCCAGGACAAATCACCAATCTTGAGTGATTTAAGAGAGTCAGGCTCAATCGAGCAAGATTCAAATGTCGTTGGATTCTTAAGCAACGAAGAGACAGAAGAAAACCACGAAGGCTATCAACGTGTGAAGTTCTCTATCAAGAAGAACCGCGAAGGCGATTTGATGGATTCGACATTCAAGTTCTATAAAGCTCAAATGAATTTTGTGGAGGAATTTGAACGAAGATGAATGCAAGAGAGTTCGAAAACATTATGCAGTCGGAAGGACTTAAAACAACTAGAGCTGTGATGGTTCTGCTGCAAGAGGCTAAGAGGTGTCAGAGAAACATTAAAAGCATGAGCCTATATAAACATAAGTATGCAGTAGCATACATTGAGAAACAGAAGGAACAGAAAGACAAGGCTATCCTGCAAGCAATTGAAGTGGCTCGATTAGAGAAACTTTACGGATTCCGTCTGATTGAAGATAGAGACCGTGTAATAATAGCCACTTACAGTGTAGAGAACCCACACAGCGAAGTCATGAAGAAAATCAGAAGAGATATAGAAATAATGGCAGAATTGGAGAAAGAGTATGGCATTTGCGATTAAAAACAGCAATATGTATTTTACACAAATTGTAGATCACAGCAGCATAGCCGGATATTTGGACAGAAAACATCCAGTTAAAACATTTGAATTCAAAGCAAGTCAACAAGAAGCGATGAAATTCAAAAAGTACGGTGAAGCTAGAAAGTACATGAAGGAGAACGGAGTGAGCGGAAATATCATTGAAATAGCCGTATCAAAACCATTCCATATTAACAAGATGGACAAGAACATCGGGCCTAATAGGTTAGACGCTTGGTATGATTCAGTATTGATGGATACCAGGGAAGATATTGAAAAGATGATTGCAGATTCTGAGAACAATTTCAATCACATGGCTAAAGACATATTGAAAATCAGAACAACAACGTTAAATCAATTCTTACGTAATCCATACGAGATTGGTTGGAACACACGTAAGAAAATCATGGACAGATTAGAAGCATATTTTGAAGGAGCCGGAATTAAATGAATTTAAATGATCCAATTAAAAAAAGACGAATCGAACGAGAAGAGTTAATACGATTAGTTCAAAACTGGTTCGTAGAACGTGGATTGGATACGCTGGACGGAAGTGGCCAGCTAACCAAACTACAGGAAGAAGTAGACGAATTGAAAGAAGCATATATCCATATCAACCGCGATGAAGAGATTGACGCGGTTGGAGATATTACAGTAGTGCTAATCGGATATTGCATGCAGCGCAATCTTGATTTCATGGATTGCTTAGAAAGTGCTTATCACGAGATTAAGGACCGCAAAGGTAAAGTTATCAACGGTGTGTTTGTGAAAGAGGTGTAGTAATGGATTTAGCGAACGTGAGCAAAGGTTTAACTGAAAAATCGAAAATCAAAGAAGCGGTTAAACATCCAAAGCATTATCAAGGTATTTATGGATTAGAAGTGTTCACTGTGATGGACAATTTTATTCCAAAATACGAAAACTCATTTGATGGATATATCGCAGGTAACGTTTTGAAGTACGTGCTGCGAGCGCCAAGCAAAGGAAAAATGCTCGAGGATCTAAAAAAAGCAAAAGAACATTTGGACTTGTTAATAGAAAGATTAGAGGATTAATCATGAAAACAAATCAATTATGGGTAATATTTTGGCAAATCATAGCATACACAATTTTAATGCTTAATGTGTTTGGAATTAGTAGAATTCATATCTTGTTCGCTATTGTGGCATTGTTCAACGGAATGGTAGCTGGATACGAGAAAGAAAAGGAAATCAGAAGTCTAATCAAAATGGACGCTAAAGAATTCGAAAAATACCTTAAAAATATTGAGGAGGACCAATCATGAAAGAGAAATCAGAGCTTGAGAAATTAAAAGACGATGTGCATTACTTAATCGTGGCACATTGTAAATACAAGGATATGTTGATGTATGACAGAGCGTTGAAGCAATTCCAAGAAGATATCAACTATGGGCAGCTCGAAGAGATGAGCTACAATGAACGATTCGCTTTCTTACTTGGATTCGAAACATCATTGAAGGCGATAGACAATGCAATCAAATTAAACGAACAATTGAAGGAAAATCCCGAAATGGTTGAATGGCCGACGTGGGCAAGCCCTGATGATTACAGATACTAAGGAGGATAACGATGGAAGATAAAAAACAAGACGTAAAATCATTGGAAGAGTTATTGAAGGCAGCTTATGAATTTCGAAAATGGGCTGTTGATTTTGGAAATAAATTATCAAAAGTATTACCTGATATTGAAATTCCTGAGGAAAAGGAAGATACATGGGAGATGAAATGCCCGTATGAGTATGGGGATAAACATTATTGTATCCAATCGAGTGGAGACGTTTTTTTAGATTCTTGGCATGACATAGAAGCCGATAATAGTTTTTTTAGTCAAGGTAACATCTTCCCAACTAAACAAGCAGCCGAATTAGAGGCAAAACGCAGAAACCTACTTACACGTTTCAGAGCGTTTCGGGATGAGTGTAATGGGGATTGGAAACCCGATTGGAGTAGTCAAGATAAAAAATGGGAAATTGATTGCGATTATCAAGGACTTAAACCATTATGGATTAATAAAGTTAATGGATTCCCGACTTTTGGACACTTCGAAAACGAAGAAGATTGCAAACGTGCTATCGAATTGTTTGGGGATGAAATCAAAGAACTGTTTGTGGATTGTGAGGCACAGTGATGGATTTAACTTACAGCGAACAATTCAAAAAATATATCAAAGAACAAAATTATTTAGGTTATCCACAAACCATTTACAAGTTTCCTAATGGGTACGG